CGGGATTGTTACCAGTGCCTCAATGGTGGCATGAACACCGCGCTTTCTTCAAGATTTGAGGCTGTGATTTTCATCACATGTTTTCTTTCTGTCTTAAGTCATACCTCCTCGGTAATCTTTACGATGGTGCAGGCTTGCTTGTTAGCCTCAAGCATGGCTTTGATTTGTGCCATCTTTTCCATGCTGTCGGTGGTGTTCAAGCCTGAGAAACTTCCGCGCTTGCTGTAGATTTCGTATGTGATTTTCATGTCTTAAGTCACTCCCCATCTTTCTGGATGTAGTGGCGGGCGATGTCATCAAAAACATCTGAACCCCAGCCGAGCAACAACTCATGCATAAGGTCGGCGGTGATTGCCTCGACTTCTTCGCTCTGTCTTAAGACAAGGAGCGCCCGCGATACTTGCTCCTCAAAAACTTCACGCATTGCCTCGCTAATTGCGGGAACGCTTTCTTTCTTGCTTCGTACTAGGTCAATCGTCTCAAAATAAGCCTCGCTGTTGTTATCCACAACAAGGGTGTAATCGCTCACGAATTGTTCGCGGGCTGTTGGTGCTGTTGCTTCCATCTTTCTGTTCTCCTGTCTTAATACACAAGGGGCGCTTTACCTCTTGCGGTCTTGCTTGGTGCAACCTTCTCACGATTCGGCTCCCGATTGTGGGATTTCCGCTGTGATGTTGGTCACATCGTGCCCCCGTAGGTCGTGAACCTGTGCCGACTTATCGGGCGGGGGCTTTCTGTCTTAAGTCCTAGCCGATGAACCTCATCCCGCACATGTCACAACTGACACCAGCATCCAGCACGCCACGAGAGGCGCGGATTACTTGCTCACAAGGGCAAACCGCCTTGATTAGGTTGGTGTTTCGTCCCTTAGGCTTGGCGCTTTCGCCTCCTAGGGCGGTAAGGTCGAACGCGTTCGATAGGATGGTGAGGGCTTTCTTCCATCGCTTAGCGCCTAACTCGGTTAACTCGGTTGCAGCGTGTCCCTTGCCCTTGATTTCTAGTGTCTTAAGACCTAACGCCTCGGCTTGAGTTTTGAAGTGCTTGTTGTGGTACTGGTTAGAGGAGCAATCCTCCACGCCGTTCATGTGATTGATTGAGTGCGCCACCTCATGGAGGAGGGTAGAAAGCAACTCGGCGGGGGTTGAGAAATGCTCAAGGTTGAAAGCAATCTCCGAGAACGCCTCCTCCTCGGTGCGCCATGGTGTGAAGGGTGTGAAATGTCCCTTTCTGCCCTTGAGGTCACGAGTCACGAGAATCGTCGCACGAGGTGCGCCTGTTTCTGTCTTAATCAACTCGTGAGCCTGTTCTAGTGCCTTGGTGATGGTTGAGAGTGCCTCCGCCTTGGTTGCCTTGCCTGTTGCCTTGGTTGCTGTTGCTTGTGTCATTTCTGGTTTCTCCTGTCATGTCATAAGTCCGATTTGAACTCATGGGAGATTTATCTCATGCGGGGCGGGAGGCTGTCAACAACTCTCACGCTTAAGACACAATGTGTGACTGGTCACATCTTTCACGCTTACGGGGAATGACTGGTCATCTCACATAGTGAGACGGCAAGCGTGAGCGTGAGCAAGCAAGCGGGGCAAGCGGGCAAGCATGCGGGGGGAGCGCGGGGGATAAGGGGGAGCGATTAGCAGAGTGAAAGCCCTCGCCTTGCCTAGCCCTGTTCGCATTGCATTGCATCACCGCTAAGCACTGTTTGCCTAGTGTTGAAAGTAAGTGAGTGAGCGTGCATGGCTCACCCCAGGATTGTTAAATCCGTGGTGTGTATGTGTATGTGTATCTACCCACATAACTTTGATAGTTCTGGGGTCACCATAAGCCTTTGACCAGCACTTTTGCCGCAGGCAAAAAATAATTAAAAAAACTTTGGACAAAAGTGTCCGCTAAGGACCTTTTGGACACCTATAGTATAGTGAGAGGCGAAATTATCGGAGCCTCTCTACACACTAGCAGCGACCCTTGGGGTCGCACCCTAAAGGAAGCCCTAACCTTCGGCTTCGTTTAGACTACGCCTTCGGTTAGGAGATAAGCCCGAAACTTCCATATTTGCGTTTCGGTATGCCTATGGACAGAAAAAGAGTTACAGCAGCAAGCCATAAGAGCGATGCCATCAAAAGGCAAATTATCGAATTCCTAATGGAGGGGTACTCTGTCCAACGGGCGATGGATGCCGTAGGACGAAGTGTTAAGACCTATGAATACTACCGTAAGACTGACCAGGAGTTTTCAACCCAGGTAGATAAAGTCCGTAGTATGACCGCCCGTGGAGAAATCAATGGGGCTAGAGGGGAAGTACCACCCTTCCCTGAATTCTCAGAAAAATTTTTAGGCACTAAGGTATTTAAACATCAGGAGCATTGGATTGACTTATTAGAGGGTAGAGAACCTTCGGATGTCCATCCTGCCATTACCCATGAACCTGGGTCCCCTGATTTAATTATTATCAATACCCCACCAGAACACGCAAAGTCCACGACCATTACGGTCAACTATGCTGTCTATCGGATTTGCCAGAACCCTAATATCAGAATCATGGTTGTGTCCAAGACACAGGCTATGGCACAGAAATTCCTGTTATCCATCAAAAACAGACTGACACATCCTAAGTACCAGGACCTCCAATTAACCTTTGGACCTCCAGGCGGTTTTCAAAAAGGGTCTGATTCATGGAAACAGGATTTAATTTATCTATCCTCTGAGTCTCGCGACTCTGGCGAAAAGGACCCTACAGTCCAGGCTATCGGTATCCGTGGTCATATCTACGGCGCTCGTGCTGACTTAATCATCATGGACGACTGTGTTGACCATACCAACGCCCATGAGTACGAACGACAGATTGACTGGATTCAGTCGGAAGTTATGTCCCGTATTGACAACGATGGTGGTCGCCTACTGGTTATTGGTACCCGCCTTCGTCCCAAGGACTTGTACTCTGAACTGCGTGATGAAGCACGCTACCCAGATGAGACTTCCCCATGGACATACTTTGCACAACCTGCAGTTTTAGAATTTGACGAGGACCCTGAGAAATGGGTAACCCTCTGGGCTAAGACCAACATAGCACCCGTATCTGGTAATGGAGAACCTGACGAGAACGGGTTATATGACAAATGGACTGGACCTGCCTTAAACAAAAAGCGCAGTCGCATTTCCCCAAATCTTTGGGCAATGGTTTATCAGCAACAGCAGGTACATGAAGATGCAGCATTTCCTACCACAGCCGTTAAGGGTGTCATCAATGGCGCTCGTAACTTTGGAATTATTCCAAGGGGTAAGAACGGCGTGCGTTACAACGGTATGGATGGCTTGATTGTTGTAGCAGGACTAGACCCAGCAGGCTCTGGTTATACCGCTGCCGTCTGTCTTGCTATAGATGTATCTACACAGAAGCGTTATCTTCTGGATGTATCTAACAAGGCTGCAATGAAACCAGATGAGATTCGTGAACTCATTAAGGGTTGGACGGACAAATATAAAATTTCTGAGTGGCGTGTTGAGAAAAATGCTTTCCAAACGATGTTGACTCAGGACCGTGAGGTACGGGAATACCTGTCGTCACGGGGTGCAATTTTACGCGAACATCATACGGGTCAAAATAAATGGGACACCAACTTCGGAGTTGCATCCCTGACGACCCTCTTTTACGGATGGGAAGATGGCAAGGCTCTGATTGAGTTTCCATCAACGCATGCATCAGAAGGTATTAAGACACTAATCGAACAACTCGTCACCTGGTACCCAGATGCACCTAAGTCACAAAAGACAGATACCGTCATGGCTTTCTGGTTTGCTGAACTTGGTGTGCGTGACCGCGTAGCAAGTGCTACAAATTTTTTCAAGTCACACAATCGTATGAATATGTTTCATACAAAGTATGACGAATCAAGACAAATAACCGTTAACTTAAATGACTACAACTATTCATAGAACTGGAGGTGGGTGCGATTCTAACTGTAGATGAAATTAAGAATAACTTCCTCATTATCAAACAAGCATTTGCTGAGCGCGATAGTCGCATGGAAGATGTCCTCCTAGTTCGTAAAGGTCGCATGCGCGATGTGTACCCTGACTTATTCCCAGATGGTCCTTTCGAGAACCCAATCGTGGCAAACATGGTGGACATTTCAGCGCGTGACTTATCAGAAGTCATTGCTCCTATGCCTGCGTTTAACTGCAACTCACCTACTATGGTTTCTGAAAAGGAACGCAAGAAGGCAGATAAGCGCGAGGAGATTGTCAACGGCATTGTTGACTTCTCTGATATTCAAACTCAAATGTTTACAGCGGCAGACCGTTATGTAACCTACGGATTCGTACCTGCACAGGTAGAGTATGACCTAGAAGCACAGATGCCACGCATCCGTTTCTTAGATTCATACGGTTCATACCCAATGATTGACCGCTTTGGTCGCGTTCAGTACTTCTACCAACGCATTGAGAAGCCAGTATCAGAGTTAATGGCTGCATACCCAGAGTATGCCCACATTATTTTTGACAAAGATGAGAACACAACAACCTCTGTACTTGAGATTGTTCGTTACCACGACAAAGACCAAGATGTTTTGTTCATTCCATCACGCAACAATCTTGTTATAGATAGAGCAGCCAACGCTCTTGGCGAAGTTATGGTCCGTGTTGTACAGCGACCATCACTTGATTCACAATCACGCGGACAATTTGATGATGTTCTAGCAATTCAGGTAGCAAAAGCACGCTATGCGTTGCTTTCTCTTGAGGCTGCAACTAAGGCAGTACAGGCACCTATCGTTGTGCCACGCGATGTTAGCGATTTAGCACTTGGTCCAGATGCTGTCATCCAAACTGAACGCCCACAAGATGTGCGCCGTGTATCTATTGAGATTCCTGGTGGAACATTCGCACAGCAACAGGTACTTGAAGGCGAACTACGCCTAGGTTCACGCTATCCAGAGTCTCGTACAGGTAACATTGATGCTTCAATCATCACAGGTCGTGGTGTTCAGGCACTTATGGGTGGCTTTGACACACAGATTAAGACAGCACATGCAATGTTTGCTCGTGCTTTCGTAGAACTTATCAGCCTTGCACTCAAAGTTGATGAAAAGATTTTTGGTAATGTAGAGAAGAACCTACGCGGTACACGCAACGGTACTCCTTACAACATTAAGTACAAGCCAATACGCGATATTGACGGTGATTACACTGTTGATGTTCAGTATGGCTTGATGGCAGGACTTGACCCTAACCGCGCCTTGGTCTTTGGACTACAGGCACGCGGTGACAAGTTGATTTCACGCGACTTCCTTCGCCGTCAAATGCCATTCTCCTTCAATGCAACACAAGAAGAAGAAAAGGTTGACACAGAAGAACTACGCGATGCCATGAAACAGGCTATTGCTTCTTATGCTCAGGCTATTCCAGCCCTTGCATCTCAAGGTCAAGACCCATCTGACATTCTTTACAAACTTTCATCCGTTATCAATGCACGCCAGAAGGGAACCTCTATCGAGGTTGCGGTTTCTGATGCGTTTAAACCACAGAATCCCCCACCTGGTGCGATGACCCCTGATGGTGTAAGTCCTGAGATACTTGGGCAAGCAGGCGCGGTCCCTCCAGGTGAGGGGCAACTTCCAGAAGGACTAAGCCCAACAGGTCGTATGACAGGTGTGGCACCAGGACAGATTGCTCCAGGTGGCAGACCAGATGTTCAATCCTTACTAGCAAGTTTAACAGCACGAGGCGAACCTAATTTGCAGGCATCCCTCATCAGACGAGTACCAGTGTAAGGAGGTGAATAAATGAAGAAAGCATCAGCACTCAAGAAGGGCTACAGCAAGAAGCCTGCTAACCAGGGTTCAGCAGGAAAGCCTAATATGCAGAAGCCAATGACAGCGAAGAAGGCATCCTCTAAGGGAGGAAAGGTCTATCAGACTGCACAGCCATCTGGCACACGCGGTTCAAAGAACAAGTAATTAAATAGTCGGCTGCCGAAAACGCAGAGTTAATGGGTTGATAACCGCGATTAACAAATCAAACAGTCCTGAGCATTTGACATTAAAAGGCTCACCAATTTTTCAAACGCTAATTTAGCATTGGGGTAATCATGGCAGTAGAAGCAAATAAGAATTTTAAAGTATCCGCTACAGGTGGAGACGGTTCAAGCGGACAAGCAGCACAGTATGCTGCAGGTATTGACAACGCAGGAGATTTTTATGAACTTCAAACTCAAGCCCCAATGTCAAAGTCTGGCGTACAGTTGCCAAATAGAGGCAATCCTGTTGTACCTAAGATTCCAACTGGCGATATTGTTCCTCTCGATGCTCCAACAATCTACCCAGAAGAAGGAGTAGATACAGGCGCAGCCTTGGGACCTAACGCAGGTGAAGAAATCATGGCAGCACCAAGCATGCTTGCAGCGCAAAATAACGAAGATATTGCTGCGCTCGCTGCTTATATGCCTTTCTATGCAAAGGTTGCTGAGTCACCAAATGCAACTAACGCAACTCGTAACTGGTATCGCTACATTCGTAGTCAGATTGAAAGCCAGGCTCAGTAGTGAGTTGGATTGAAAACTTAGGCAAGATGGCAAAGTCAGCAGTTGACTTTACTGGATTGCCTGGACTTTTTAAAGATTTAGCAACTGCGGGTTCCAATGATGACCCGTGGTATGTAGATGGCATTAACCTTGCTAAGAATACAATAAAGGTTTCAACTACACCTGTTCGTGCTGCCGTAGGCGGTTTACTTGCAGTAGGTGAGGCATCATACGAATTAGGTGGCAAGGTACGCCGTGAAGGTGTTGAAGCAATCCTTGACCAACCTTTCATGTACAACAAGTTTAAGAATCAGAATGAGTCATACTCCGACTACACAGCACGCGTTGAACGCGAAAAAGAAAACATTAGCCTTGGTCAGGCAACTCTTTCTATTCTTTCTCCTGGTAAAAATTCTGGTGACAAGTCAGGATGGTTACAGGACTGGACAGATAACAACCTAAAGTTTTTATCTGCTGGCTTTGACCTGTTTGACCCAACAGACCGTGAGACTGCGTTTCAAAACCAGTACACAGGAAAGTTTCTTTCAGGTATTCAAGACATCACTGCATCAACAATCATTGACCCATTGACCTTTACAGGTTTTATTGGTAAGGGTGCAGTCATTGCTGCTAAGGCTCCAATGCTAGATACAATCTCTGGCAAGACTGCTCGTGCAGTATTTGGTAAGTTTGCAATGACAGAGGACCGCCTTGATGGATTGCTAGTTAAAGCACTCGATGGCGAAGGTGAAGCAGTAGCAGATATTAAGTTCTTGGCTAACTCAGGTGCTAGAGAACAATATGAGTACTGGCGCAAAAAGAAAGTTACTAACCCAGATGCAATGGCATACTTGTTTGGTCGCGCTGGAACTGACCAAGAGGTAGTAGATACTTTTCGTGCAGTTATGTTTAAAGACACAGATGCAATCTCAAAAATTGTAGATGTAGATGATGAGGCTGGCTTAGTCCTTGATGCGATGAACGATGTTCCACATCCACACCGCATGCTTCTTGAAGGTAAGTCAGAAGGCGACATGATTACTTCGCCTAAGTACAATGAAGTTTTACAGGGCTACATCTCACGGGCTAGTACCGAAGATGACCGTTTCCGCGTAGCACTTGAGACAGTACAAACTGGTGGACAGTTTAAATATGGTTTCAGCCGTGGACCTTGGGAGGGCAAACTTGCTCAGAAGTCCAAGGCAAAGGCTGCTCGTACATTTGCAGAACCTGAATCTGTCTTAATACAAAAGACAAGCCTGCACCCAATCATCAAGGTAGTTAACTACTTTAAAGATGAAATGCCAAGTGGTGTATTTAATGTTAACGATGGCGATTCATACACAGAGTTTAATGCTTTCTTGGGTGAAGTTAATAACTTATCTAAGGGTGGATTTGGCGCACGAGCAGCATATTATGCTGACCAGTATTTAGGTGCAGCCTCTGCAGGCGAGCGCAATGGAGTTATCCAGCGTGCTGAGAAAGAAGCACTTGCTACTCTCTTTCCTAACTACGACCAAGCAACTGTTGATAGCCTTTATGCAATCTTTGATTACCGCCGTGCTTCTCGTATTAAGGCACACCGCGACCAAGGATTCGTCTCATACCTTGAGAATGGTCAAGTTATCAATGCAGTATCGCCAGTGTTACAGCGCGAGTCTGCAAACTTTGTAATTATCGCAGACATGCGTAAGTTAACCCGTGCTATCAAAGCACACGAAGGAATCCTTCCAGGGTTACTTGATGGCATTGATGTTCAAGATTTAACTATGCGTACAGATAAGGGACTTGCAGCCCTTGGTACTATCAACGACATCTTTAAGACTTCTGTTCTTATGCGCCTTGGTTACACCGTTCGTAACATTACCGAAGCACAACTATCTATGTTGGCTAAGGGATTTGCTATGCCAGCGATGGTTGCAGCAGGTGGCAAGGATGCAGTTGGACGATTCTTTAAAAACCGTCAGGTTGGCTTTACTCGCCTCATTGACCAGGTAAATATTAACGCTGGTCGTGCAGATGATGTGTCAACTTTGCAATATGCATTTATGTCAGAGGTTGACAAACTGCGTGCAGTTGACATGAGCCGCAAGCAACTTGCTAAGGCTATCTCAACACGCATTGGTGAACTAGAGCGTGATGCATTTAAGCAGCGTTTTACTCCAGGTGTTGGTCCACTTACTGTTGAAGATGAAGTTCGTACACTCAAAGGTGTACTTGCAGATTTAGAGTCAATCACTCTTTACCATGGCTCAGCAACTGGTGCATTTAAACTTGATGAGTCTCGTTCTATTGCGATGTCAGCATCACCTGCTATTGCTCGCCGTTATGCACAAGGTGGACAGATTGTTTCTATTGAGCAATACATTCCTACCAAGACTGGTCGCCCTGGTCGTCTAGGAGAAAAGCCAACTCCAGAAGGTGGCACACTTCCTACCGAAAAGCGTGCAGCCGTACTTGATGAAGCAATGATTGCATTGCAAACAGACATGATTGATGCAGTCAATGCTGGCAGATTGGTTGAAGTTAAGGACCGTGCTGGAAAATGGCGTAGGGTCAACTCTATTGATTACAGAACATTAGTTCTTGCTACAGAGTCAGATGACCTAGAGACTGTTCTATTTAAAGACTGGACTCGCCGACCAGTGTTCAGAGTTAATTACTCTCAGGGTAATGTTCAACCAATTCGTGTATATGGACCATCATTGTTCATGACCCGTTGGAGCGAACTGCCAATGGATGTACGCGCTTTGTTTAATAACAAGGCTTCTGAATTTAACGCATGGAATAAGTCAAAGGGTTGGCAAGACCAGAACTCGCCTGTCTATAAGTACCTTCGCGAGAATGGTTATGGCAATGCCGTAGTACTCGATGACAAGCGTGCTGGCGGAGTTTCATACATTGTATTGCCAGAGTCTGTTGATGCAGCAGGTCGCAAGCGTGAAGTTACTCGCAGTGTTACAGAGATGGAACAACGCGCCCAGATTCAAGCAGCAGAAGATTTACCAGAACTTGGTCTTGAACCAAGAATGGTTACCCCAAAGGAACGCCGTGATGCACGCCATGCTGCAAAGAAAGCAGCACGCCGTCCTAACAATGCAATCTCTCCTTACTACAATAAGGACAATGTTAACGCTGCTATTAACAACGGCGTAGAAGATGCTGCAGAAAACCTTGCTCGACTATTTACACTTTCACATGCACATCTTGATGATATGTCAGAGCGCCTTGGCGCTGCTATTACTCGCGCTGAATCTAATGCAATTAAGCAGCGCACAGGTTATGGCTACATGGACATTGAGGCTGGCGGTTACAAGTACAATGTTCCAGAAGTATTCCAAGATGCATCATGGTTCATGGGTCGCACCTCAGCCGAGGACACATGGAACGCACTGGTTGCAACTCAGGAGATGGCATTTTCAACAGGCATTGGCGCTCGTACAGTAGCCCCTGTTAAGCCATCAGACCCACGCTATTTTGAAGCATGGGCAAATGTTTTGAACATGCACTTCCGTGACCCTGAGACAGGAATTATGGACCCTGTTGTCCGCAGGATTCTTGATGGCGATACAGATGAGGACATCCTTGGTTGGATGACTCGTAACTTTGAAGGTCGTAAGTACGCTAACGATACTTACACAACACCACGCCAGTCATTTGGATTTACTGCTCTTAAGGGTGGCGAACTAGATGAGGACTTGCTTGAGAAGATTAACATCACTCGTGGCGCAGTAAAGGTTTATATTCCAGATGAGGAAACAGCACTTGTGCTTAGCCGAGTCAAGGAAGAAGATGGCAAGGTCATCTCAGGTGGAGAAGTTCAGAACTGGTTGCGCGATAGATTCGGTAGCAACCCAGAGAGCCTTCCAGAGATTAACGGCTTGCTCGTTACAACAAGTAAAGAGTACCGCGACCAGGAACGCCTGATTGATACTTTTAACCGCCGCGTTATGCGCTTCCTTGGCTCAATGCCAGAAGATGTATTTGCTCGTCATCCATTGGTAAGAGCAACATACAACAGGCGCATCAAGGGCAACATTGAGGCAATGGCTGCAGCAAAGGGAACTGAAAAGTTAACTGCTGAGGAAATTGACCGTGCTACCCGTGGCGCTCGTGAAGAAGCACGCCGTGAAGTTGAGCGTACATTGTTTACCATTGTTCGCCGTAGCCGTGCATCATCTAGCCAAGTAATGCAGTTGATGTTCCCATTCTTTGCAGCCTACGAAAATACAATGAAGCGTTGGTCTGGCATCATTGCCGAGAACCCAACAGCCGTAGCAACTGCAGGTCGTGTCATTGCACAGATTGTTAATGGTCAAACAGTTATTGACCAAGATGGCAATCGCATTACAGATGCTAAGAAGTTATCAGAAGAAGGCATGGCTAACTTGGTTATTCAAGTGCCACAAGGCTTTATTGATTCACTTCCAAAGGCATGGCGAGAAGTAGCGCAGAATTCATTCAAGAGCGTAAGCATCCCGCTTTCATCTCTTGATGTTATTACACAGGGTCAGCCTGGAAACCCAGGATTTGGTCCTTATGCTGTACTGCCAACATATTTGATTGTTCGCAACCGTCCAGAGTTAGAGGATGCGTTCCGACCACTGTTCCCTGCTGGTCAGCCGCAAAATGCTTTTGACTTGTTCACACCTGCAGCGCTACGCCGCTTGCGTACTATGTGGACACAGGATGAACTATATGTCCGTACATTCAACCAGATGCTTCGTTATGAGACTTACAACTTTAACAGCGGTAAGCGCACAGACGAGCCAACTTTGGATGAAATTAGAGACAAGACAAACAAGTTCTTTATGCTTCGTGCATTAGGTTCAATCTCATTGCCTGTTGCAGTTAGCCCAGAGACTGACTTCTACCAACAAACATTCCGTCAGTTCATGACTCAGTATGGTCCAGGTGAAGCAGAGGCTAAGTTCCTTGAGATGTACCCTGATTTCTTTGAGGCAACTGTAAGCCTATCTAAGTCACCAGGTGGACTTGAGGCTAACATTGATACTGTTAGAAATCTTAAGAAGTTCCAGAACCTTATGGCTAATGCCGAGGCTAATGACAACCCAGAACTTATTGGCTTCCTTGCCAATGACTTCGATGGGCAGTACACTTTTAGCCAGGCTGCATACCAATGGCAGTACCGTCAAGGAGCATATCCTGGTTCAAAGAACACTTACCGTCAGAACCGTAGCCCAGAAGAATTGTTACGCGATGCAAACATCAAGCGTGGTTGGACACAGTTCAATTCATTGATGGGTCAGATTAACACTTACAAGATTCAGAACGGAATCGTTTCTGATAATGATGATGCCCTAAAGCCAGTCAATGCTGCTAAGAAACTATGGCTTCGTCAGATGGCTGAGGATAACCTTGACTGGTACTCAGAATACATTTCTCCAGACCGTGGAAAGTATGAGCGTAGAGCGCAAGTACTTGAGACAGCCTTGGCAGATAAAAAGTGGATGGCGCAAAATGGAAATCGTCCAGTAGTTAAGGCTATGGCTGTGTACCTAGATGCTCGTAAGCAACTAGGTAACTTGCTACAACAGCGTGAACGAGCAGGTGGTTCACGCATGCTAGAGGCTAAAAGTAATGCAGATGTTGTATTTGTACTTGACCAAGTACGCACACAACTTATTGCTGAAAGCCCAGAGTTTGAAGAATTTATGAATCGTTATTTTATCAATGATACGGTGGTGGTGTAATTGACTACAGGAAAAGAACCAAAGCCTAATACTAAATCAGGTACCCCTGCAGGTACAGGCACGCCATCAAGTGGTATCAATTTAGCAGACTTGATTGAAAAAGCACAGGCTGCAGGTTTAGGCGGCGATGTTTCAAGCAAGGGTCCTGTTTACACCAAGCAAGATGCCGAGGCTGCTGTTCAGTCTGTTTACCAACAACTCCTTGGGCGTAATGCTGTTGGTGCTGAGAAGTCTAAAGCAATCAGCGTGTTCCTTGGTCAAGGTGAAGATACTGGTGCATCTGGTCGCCAGCAAGCAATCGTTGACATGGTTCAAGGTGACAGAGAATTTATTGTTCGTCAAGAAAATAAGTATATGGATGCTATCTACAACCGCGTTGCACAAGATGTAAGAGAGGCACAAGGATAATGGTGGACCGCAGAACCGCAGTACCTGAGACTCCACAGGAGCGCATCCGTAAAATTGGTGTTGCCATTTATCAAAATGAGCAAATTATTAAATCCGAAAAGCCTGGTAGCGCTAGGTTTAAGACTGCTCAAAAAGCACTTGAGGAATTGCGTAAAGCACTTAATGATGCAAATTCTGAGTTAACAGCAGAACGCAACAAAGTTAAAAAGGCTGCTGCTGAAAAAGCAAAGGCTAAGGCTGAGGAAGATTTAGCCCGTGCTGAGGCGCTTAATGATTCAAAGGCTGCTCAAAAAGCCCGTGATAAAATTCGTGCTGCTGACGATGCTGCTGCTGCAAGTTCTGACCCAACACTTAAAAAGGATACTACGCCTGCAGATTCAGATGGCGATGGCATCCCAAATACTCTTGACAAAAACCCAAATACATTTGATAAGCCAACGCCAAAGCCGAAGCCAAAGCCAACTACTCCAACTCCAACACCAGCACCTGCGCCAGCAACTCCTGGTCAAGATATAAAGGATTTGTGGGTTTCATACCTTCGCACAACCTTTGCATCTTTAGAAGATAAGACACAAAAGGCTGAGATTGATATTCTTCTCAAGCGTGCTAAAGATGAGAAGTGGGATGAAGATACCTTTATGGATGCCCTTGAGGGTACCGTATGGTGGCAAGCAACTTATCCAAGCATCCGTTCATTTTTCTTAGATACACATGACCCACGCAAGGCATCAACATTTGCTGAAAAAGTATCTAACACAATGGATACAATGCTTGGCAAGTTAGAGGCTTTGGGTGTTACTATTCGTCAGGTTGACCCTACGACAGGCAAGGTAGTTGACAATACAGATTTTGTTAAGGGTATTGCACTTAAGTCAATCGAAAACAACTGGGATGATGACCAACTAGAGCAGTATCTTTCTACGCAAAGTAGCGTTCTTTTCTCTGGCGGAGGAACCCTTGGTTCATTCTATGACCGCATTGCTCAGCAAGCATACCTCTATGGCGTGCCTCTTGATGCAACAATGAAGCAGACAATTAACACATCATTGCTTGACCCACTAGATGGTCGCGATGCAAACTACTGGATTAAGACAGTAAAAGATATGGCTTACGATGCACCGCAGAACAAGCCATTCTTGGCTTCATTGCAAGCAGGTCGCAACCTATACGAAGTAACTAACAGTTATCGAACACAAATGGCTAACCTACTTGAGGTTGACTCAACTGCTATTACATGGAACGACTTGATGGGTAAAGTTGTTGACAACACTACAGGTAATGCTCGTACATTTGCAGACTTTACAAAGCAACTTAAAAATGACCCGTTGTGGCAGTACACAAGAAACGCTAAAGAAACATACAGCAATACAGCACTTGATATTGCTAAGATGTTTGGATTCCAGGGGTAAATAAATGGCACGCAGAGATAGAGATATGCCAGATGGCGCTAGAACTCCTGCATCTTTTTCAAATGTAGATGAGCAAAGCCAAGCAGCAGCAAAGAGAGCATTAGCGCCTAATGTACCTGCACCTACACCTACAGAAGATGAGTTTGTTACTAACTGGCGCAGTGGTCTTAAAGCCAAAAAAGGCACACCCCTTGGCGACTTGTATGAAAAGCAAAATGCTGAGCGTGAAACACGCGATGCAGCATTTGCTGATAAACCTACAGAGGACCCAGGTGTGGGATTCTACTGGCAATGGCAAGAGCGCAATAAGAAATGGGCAAAAATTCGTGCTACTGGTTTTGGCTCACCTAGTCCAGGCGGCGGCGGTGGCGGTGGCGGTGGCGGAGGCACAGGCGGTGGTGGTGGTAACACTGGTGGCACAACCTACACAGGTGCTGGAAGCGCTACAGACCCACTAAAACTTAACGGTGCAAACTTTACTGGAAACATTGGCGGAGTCAACTATGTCAATGGTGTCAAGGAAGATACAGCCAAGCGCACTGCACAGCAAGACTTTAAGGCTGCTCTTGCAGAACTTGGTTTAGCAGACCTTGCTGATACCATTGATGGTTTTATTAGACAAGATTTAACAGTTGCACAGATTAAATTAGAATTACCTAAAACACAATCTTACAAAGAAAGATTTCCTGGAATGGAAGCACTTCGTGCTGCAGGTCAGGCTGTCAGAGAAGATACCTACATCTCTATGGAGAGAGGTTATCTGCAAACATTACAGGCTTATGGACTTGACACCAGGGTACTTGGTTCTCGCAAGCAATTAGGTACTTACATTGCTAACCTTGTTAGTCCTCGTGAATTTGAGGAGCGAGTTACTCTTGCTGCTAATCGCGTTAAAGACAACGCAGATGTTATCGCACAGTTTAAGGTTTATTACCCAGAGGTAGATAATGCAGCACTTACTGCTTACCTACTTAAT